GCGGATTTGCCTAATGTATTCGATGACTTATTCGGAGTAATTAATAATAATAAAATAGAGTGGTTTACTTGTACTACTAATCCTGGAGTTCATTGGTTAAAAAACTTATTTAATCCAAAAGGTGCAGCATTACTAAGACCTAGTCAATACGTTGATACTTGGAGAATAGGAATGCATCAAGGTAAATATGAAGCGTTTTGTCAAGTTAAGCCAGTAACTGTTTATCGTGATAAAAACTTAAATGATAAAGCAGAAGAAAATCAAACTTTAGATACGGGATTATTTGGTATCAATATACACAGGGCAAACGAAAAATCAATATCTACAATAATAGATAAATGGAGTGCTGGTTGTCAAGTGCTGAATAATCCCGCAGACTTTAAAAAGATTTTAACTTTGGCTAAGGAATCAAAGAAATTAAACTTTACTTATACTTTATTAAAAGAATTTTAAAATGGACCAGGTTTCTATTATTGGCATAGTAGTCGCCTTAATAGGTGTACTCAAAGGTAAAGATGTTTGGGATTATTTCAAAAGTAGAAACGAACTAAAAGCTTCAGGTAATAACAAAGTAATTACAATTTACGAAGATCAAATCAACGAATTAAAAAAGAGAATAGAATTATTAGAGCAAAGGATTGAGATGTTAATTGAAAAATTACAAACAAAGATAACTAAAAGTAGAGGTAAGAAAAATGAAAATAACTAAAACAGGAACTAAAGGATTAGAGCTTATAAAGAAATTTGAAGGATTTAGATCATTGCCTTATTTATGCCCAGCCAAAGTGCCTACAATAGGATTTGGAGCAACTTACTACCCTAATGGTAGCAAAGTAACAATGAATGATAAACCGATAACTGAAGCGGTTGCAACTGAGTTATTAGCAAGTATGATAGTAGGTTATGAAAAATCGGTAGATTCATTTTGTAGGGATGATATTAATCAAAATCAATTTGATGCACTTGTTAGTTTTTGTTATAACTTAGGTTCTGGAAATTTAAAGATATCGGGGTTGTTAAAAAAAGTAAATACTAATCCAAATGATGAAACTATTAAAGCTGAGTTTATGAAATGGGTTAAAGCTGGTGGTAGAACTTTGCCAGGATTAGTTAAAAGAAGGGAAGCGGAATCAACATTATACTTTACAAAATGAAAAACTTTATAAAACAAATATTACAAGATGAAAGCGGTTGCGTATCTAGTAAACGAGTATGCGGTATAATTTGCACAATTATGTTATGCTCTACTTTATTTGCTAATCAGTTTACACCCGAACACATTAAGCCATCGGACACCTTAGTACAATGTGTAACTGCTTTAGCTTTTGGATGTTTAGGGTTAACTACTATTGATAAATTCAGTACAAAGAAATGAAAAAAATAAAAGAGAATAAAACGTTAATAATATTTATTGTATCAATAATTTTGTGGTTATGTTTTTATTCATATTATGTTAGATAAACCTGATAACTTTATCATGTCCAATAAATCGATTATTTTATGCTTGATAACATTATGTGTTCATTTATTAATATTAAAGTTTCTTTATTCTCCTTACAATGAATTAGGAATAATACAAAATTATAGAATAGAAATTGATAGTTTAAATAAAATAAATGATAGTTTGTATTCAGAAATCAAGTATCACAATATTGAGATTGACCATTACGAACAGGAGATAAGTTATATAGGCCACCAAAAACAAACAGTAATAATAAAATATAAAACCAAAGTAAATGAAATTGATTCGCTTAATAATAATAACCTTGTTGCTGAATTTGACAGCATATTCTCAAAGTTTAATTATAAATAATAAAGATACTTTAATTTGTTTTAGCTCCGATAAGGCAAAGTTCTTAGCAAAGCAATACCATAAAGCTGAAGCATATTATTTATCAGATTCATTATGCCAGCAACAACTAATTTTCAAAGCTAACCAGGTTAATTTATATAAAAAGAATGAAGATAAGCTACAAACTATTATCGGAAATCAAGTAACTATAATCAAGTTTAAAGACGAAGAAAACAAATCACTAACTATTCAGATGAAAGGTTTAAACCTGGAGGTTAAAAAACAAAAGCGGTTAAAAGGAATAAGTAGTATTTTCGGAGTATCTTGTTTAGTTTTTGCTTTAGTCAAGTAAATAGATTTATAAATCATTTAATAATTCAAAAACTTTATTATCTTCACAACTTGTATTAAATTTGCCTATACTTTTTTTATTTAACTCTGGTTGAAAATGTCGTATCAAAAGAGTTTCTAATTCATTTAATTTATTTGAAGGGCAAGAAATAAAAAATACATTACTAAAGTCTTTAATTCCTTCTGCTATATGTTGCGTTACTCTGCCTGTTATATAATTTGATTGCCCTATATATTTTATTTTATTTTCTTTGCATAAAAAATATATTCCTGATGGGGTGCTAATATTTTCAATAGGTAATTCAAGTAAATTTTTAATATTTAATAATTCATCAGGTACTTTTTTTGTTGCCCTATGTACTTCTTTATCGAAATATGTAAATTTATAATTTTGTACAAAATTACCTTCTTTATAATGAATAAAATTTTCATCAAACCATTCATTTAATTCTGAAGGTATAAACCAAATACTTTCTTCTTTTGTTATTGGATTTATAATAATATAATGAGGGCAACTTCCATCTTTTGCTAGTTGCAAAACCCCTTCATCTCCAACTATTTGTTTTAATTTGCCTTTACAATCTTCTATTTTTTTTAGTTTATTTGCTTCAATCATTTTGTTTATTATTTAGTTAAGTAAGCACAATGTAATTACATTTATATCAATTATCGATATGTTTGTTATATAATCGTTCTTTAAGCATACCTTCAATAAGAATAAGATAATTAATTGCATCCCCTATTTTCTCTTCAATATATTTATCGGTATAGTTTACATCTCCATTATCAACTGAATCTAAAGTATCTTTAATAGATTGAAAATGTTTAACAGCAAATTCCCAAGCTATCTTCTCGGGGCATGTATGAAAGCTTATACCAACTGACTGCTTAAAATTATGGAACTTATCGGAATCGGTTGAATATTCTTTGCCTTTCGATAGCATAATTAACTTAATCAAATCAATTCTTTTTTCAATTACTTTGTTAAAATCGGTTACATTCATTTGAATCCTTTGTTTTCTATTAAATAATCATACAACTCTTTTATATCTTTATATTCTTCGTTTAGATCGGGAGTGCCATACATACCATTCATCTCGTATAGATAATAACACAAATGATAATCGCCATTTTCTGTTAATACTTCAGTCCAAAGTAAATCATTTGCTCTTGTAATTTCATCAAAGGTTTCTAATAAATCAATTTTTAAAGCATAAAGTTCATCTGATCTTTTATTGTGAGCTATTTGCAAGTCAATAATTTGTTTAAATTTTTCGTAATTCATATTTTATTTGTTGGTTAGTTTCTACATTAAGTTTGTTTTTGTGGATAATATTACTTACTTCCATCTTGTAATTGCATATCATTATTATTATCTATTTTCCGATATCCTTCCGACCATAAAGTTTTAGTTAATATTACGCTAAGCTTTACAATGTCATCTTCTTCCAGTTCGGGTAAAAGTATGTGTAAACTTTCGTGAGTTAATATTTCTAGGTGCTTTTTACCTTTCAATCTAATATCGAGTTCGATAAGATTAAGTCCGCAATGAGCAAGGCCCCAAATATTCTCTCTGCCAAGTTTTAAATATTTAACTTTAATTTTCTTATTCATATTATAAATTTAAAGATATGTTCTATTATTGGTAGTGTCCATCCATCACCTAATAAGCTATGTGCTTTTTCTTCGTTTAATATATCACAGTAATCATCAGGAAAACCTTGTAAACGGCACATTTCAATTTTGTTACAAGTCCGCAAATATCCATCTTCATAAATAACTGTAATCATTCCAGTAGTTTTGTTTCTATGTTTTATTGATGCTTGTGATGTTGCACCTTTTTTAGTTTTTAAACAACAATGTTTATTAGCATCAACTTTGCCACTTGTTAAAATATCTTTCAATAATATTTTTTTGTCTTTTGGTTCAGGAATATCTACAACCACATCAAACATTGTATTTTTAGTTCTTATGTTAGTCCAGTAATATCTATCTCTTAATTGTGCCGTTACCAATTCACTATTCATTCTCACAGGATAAACTCCCAATGCTCTACTCATAATTCCAACATCACCCACATTTGCACTTCCTACATTCTCTTGAAAAAATAAAACCTTTGAATTAAGTTTTTTTATATGTTCTAAAATCTCTACAAACACGAAAAACAAACTACTTCTACTTCCGTTTATTCCTGCTCTTTTTCCTGCTGCTGATAAATCTTGACAAGGTGAACCACTTAAAATTAAATCAATGCTTTTCCAATCTATATCCCATTCCTTCCATTTTGTTACATCGCCAACTTGAATTGTGTCTGGAAAATGATGTTGCGTTAATTCTATTGCATACGGTTTAATTTCACTTGAATAGTATTTATTTACTTTTATTCCTACGTTTTCAAGTGCTTGTCTTCCTGTGTTCATTCCGTTAAATAAAGATACTACGTTCATAAGTCAATATTATTAAGTTCTATTTGTCTTTTAAGGTTTTGAATTTCTTGTTTTTGTTCTAAATTTAACCGCTCTAAATTAAAATTCATTTGCCTTGCAACTCTAAATTCTTTTTCTAACGTTTGGTAAACAACCATTGCTTTTTTTATTTCGTACAAACTTTGCTCCATTGAAGTTATTAAATCTGTTCGGTTTGGATGTTTGGTTTTTATTTCATCAATACTTACTTGTAATTTTAAACAAGTGTGGTTTAAGTTTATTCTACTGCTCAATAAGTCAAGTTCCATTTTAAAAAAGTTTTAGTTGTTTCATAGTTGTATATCCGTTTAATACTCGTTCCGTGTTTTTGTCAATAATATCTGCAAATTCTATTTCGCAAAAAGTACCGCAGTCTGGAACTATTGGCGGTTCGTGTTTTCCTTCGTTAGGTTTTAAATCTTTTAAAAATTTATTTTTTATGCAAGTCGCTCCAATTTTTTGTTCTAAATTACTCATTTTTTCAAATGTTTCTGGAAAGTGTTTTTTGACGTGGTTCCAATAACCTTTTCCACCTTTAACGCAACCAATACAATTATTGTTATGAAAACCTAACTCATACATTTTAGGTAGTTTAATTCCGTTAATTAACAAAATTTCTGCACATTGACTTTTAGTTATTTTTCTATCAATTAACGGGTACAAAGGTTTAACGTTAGAATATTGTTGACTAAATCTAATTGCTCTATTTATTTCTTTTTTTTCAAATTCAAAACCAAATATTTGTCCGTCAAAATTATTGCTTTTTTCAATTGCAAACCTTACATTTTTTTTTAAATGCAAAGTACAAGGCGCTCCATTAACTCCGTTTACATATTTAATTTTTTCAATTACTTCAAACTGGTCTTTAAATTTTTTTGATTGAATTTTATTTATTTTTTTACCAATCCATTTTTCGCAATCTAAAATAAATCGTTCATTGTCTTCGTGTGCTGAATTAATAACAATATAAAATAATTCAACGTTGTCTTTTCCGTATTCATCTACTGCAAGTTTACAAGCTACTGCGCTTGTTACTCCACAACTAAACCAAGCTACTTTCATTTTAAAACGGTTTTAAGTTAATATTATTTGTTGGTCTAAATTCCGAAATTACGTCTTTTCCGTAAACTTTAAAACCTAAACCGTAATTGTATTCGCAATAAACAGGGTCGTTTAATCCAGTGTGTTTTCCCCCTGTGTCTATGTCCTTTATTTTTTCAGTAGAAACCCAAGTAACGTATTTCATTACATCGTGCTTAATTAGTAGAATTAATTTAAACTACACTTGTTTAAAATTACAAGTAAGCATTGATGAAATAAAAATTAAACATCCAAACCGAACAGATTTGATTAGTTCAATGGAGCAAAGTTTACACGAAATAAAAAAAGCAATGGTTGTTTACGACACTTTAGAAAAAGAATTTAGAGCGACAAGGCAAATTAACTTTGACCTTCAACATATAAATTTAGAGTTGAAACAGGAAGTAAAAAACTTAAAAAAAATAATTGAATTTAACGATATAAACTTATAAAAAATGAATAATCAAACGTCTTTATTTGAAGATTTACAAAATGATTGGCAAAATGAATGGTTAGATATGCCTGAATATAATAATACTAAACAATTACCGCCATTAATTACCGCTACATTTAAGTTTAAAAACAAAGAAGACTTTGATTTTTTTATGGAAAAAGTTAAATTAAGTCTTTTTAATAACAAAAGAGTATTTGACGGCAAACAAAAAAAAAATGAATACAACGCTTGGTTTCCTTTAGATGCAAGACCTTCAGAACATATTTATATTGTAGAAAATGAAAAATAAATATCCAATTTACATACCAACTAAAGGAAGGTTTGAAAGTAGAAAAACAGTAAAAGCGTTATTAGAAATGGGAGCTGAATTTAAAGTGGTAATTGAGCCACAAGAAGAGCAACTATATTTAACAATACTTCCTAAAGAATATGTTTTAGTTTTACCATTTTCAAAACCCACCGACCATTCAATGTTGGTTACTGTAAGAAATTGGATAAAAGAATATTCAATTAAAGAAGGACATAAAAGACATTGGCAATTAGACGATAATATAAAAGCATTTTATAGAATGAATAATAATAAACGTAACAAAGTATTAAGTCCTGTAATTTTTAAATGCGTAGAAGATTTTGTTGATAGATATACAAATGTAGGTATGGCAGGACTAAATTATATGAATTTTGCAATACCTGATGGCAGACCGCCTTATTTTTTAAATAGTCGTGTTTATTCAATGTCACTTGTAAATAACGAATTACCTTATAAATGGCGTGGAATTTATAACGATGACACAGATATTTGTTTACGAATGTTAAAAGATAAATATTGCACAATAAATTTTAATGCTTTTTCAGGAGATAAAGACGCAACAATGGTAACAAAAGGCGGAAATACTCCAATTTATACAACAGGCGATTTAAGAAGTAATTTTGTTGATAGTTTAATAGAACAACATCCAGACGTAGTAAAAAAAGTTTGGAGATTTGAACGGTGGCATCACGAAGTCAATTATAAACCTTTCAAAAAAAATAAATTAATTAAAAAAGAAGGTTTAATTATAGAAAATAAAATAAATAATTATGGAATGAAATTAATAAATACTTAAATTTAAAGCATAAAAACGATGAAAAACACGAAGAAATGTTTTAACTGCAAAAAAGAATATACACCATTCAACACATTACAAAAGTTTTGTTTAAACTACAAATGTATAAAAGCAATGGTAGAAATACAGAAATTAAAGGAATGGAACAAGAAGAAAAAAAAGTTAGTTGAAGACTTAAAAACTGCAAACGATTATTTAAAAATAGCGCAACAGGTGTTCAATAAATTTATTCGTGTTCGTGACGCTGGACTAAATTGTATTTCGTGTAATAAACCGCCTAAAAAAGAAAATGCAGGACATTATTACTCGCAAGGCGGACACTCAAACGTAAGGTTTAACGAAGACAACGTACATTTGCAATGCGAAGCTTGTAACACTTATTTAAGCGGTAACTTGTTAAACTATCAAATAGGTATAAAAGAACGAATAGGAGCGCAAAGATTAATGGAGCTTCAGGCAAAAGCACACGAAGTTAAAAAATGGACAAAAGACGAACTAAAAGAATTAATAGAAATTTATAAAAATAAATTAAAAAAATAGTTGTTTATTAAATAACTATTCTTATATTTGCATATATTATTAACTTAAATTATTTAACTATGAAACATTTATTTAAAAGTTTAGCAGCGTTCCAACAAGA